ACAACTACACAAACAAGAATTGTAACGGAAAACCATAACAACTATCAGACTTATACTGACAAAGTAATTGTAGGAGCAAATACATCTACTGACTATGACATAAAATTAAAGTTAGATATAGATGACCACGGAAATTCTACAGGTCATGGAGGGCCAGATATAGATAATACTACTTTAAATATTACCTATACTTATATACCCCCTATTGATGAGGACACACAAGAAGTTATTGATGATATTGACCAAGGTATTGTAGATATAATAGATGATATTCCAGACGATTTTGATTGGGATAATGATGAAATAGTATTTGAAGATACTTATATTTTAGAAGAAGACGATTTTTATTTTGAAGAAGAGTACACTATGGATGAAGACGTGTATTTTGAAGACTTTGAAATGGAAGAGTTTGATATAGTAGACTTTGAATCATCTCCAATATTTGAAGATGCTTTTGAAGAAATAGATTTTGAAGAAATGCCTACAATGGAAGAGGTATTTTTTGAGGATACTTATATGGAGCCTCCTGTAATGACGGAGGAAATATTTACAGAGGAGTTTGAAGAGGACTTTACAAGTTTTATAGAGGAAACTGGATTAGAAGAAGAATTTGAACAGTTTCTAGAAGAAGAGGGCATAACAGCCGAAGAGTTTTTTGAAGAGATAACAGAGGAGGAGTTTAGTGATGAACTTACTGATGAATCTCTTGACGAGTTTGAAGAGCCAATGGGAGAAGTCGCAACAAATGAAGAAAGCGTACCAGAGATTGTTGAGGATAAAGAAGAAGAAATGGAACCTCAATCAGAAGTAGAAGAAGAAGTAGCAACAAATGAAACAACAACAGATAACACTGAAGAAGAAGAATCCAGTAGCGAAAGAACTGAGGAATCTGAAGTACAAGCAGAAGATAGTGAAGAACAAGATGTTGTACGACAGGAAGAAACAGGAGACGTGGACACCGACACAAGGATTGCTTCAGATGTTGCAAAGGTAGAAAGTAAATTAAAACAAAACCTTAAAAAAATTGCTAAACAGATTGCACAAGTAACAAAAGAAAATGCTCAAAACTTATCAAGAGAAGACGTATTTTTTGAAGGAAATAATCTTGATGTATATAAAAAGATAGCATTTTATAGTGCTAAAGATATTTATGAAAATGCAAATATAGGATTATTTTTACAAGTAGATTTATCTCCTTATACAGGGGATATTTATGTAGGTACAAATTTAAATGCTTACAAAAAGGATGACCCTATTGAAGTTAGTAGGGTTAAATTAATTAACATAACAACAATAAAAAATAAATTACTAGCTGAACTGGAGGCACTTAAACAATGAAAATAGTAGAAAAATTAAGCACATACGCCGCATTAATAGGTGTAATAGGAGCAATTGGTGGAGGTTTTTATACATGGGGTCAGTTTAATTCACGCCTAGACGCAATAGAAAAGAAACCAGTAGTTAGTTTAACTTCTTTAAAACAGAAAGATAAGGAACTAACAAAACAATTTGATGACGTTTTACTATATGCTAATGAATATAAAGTAGACTTAATAGACAGGATTAATAAGGTAGAAGAAAAAATTGTCAAGACAGATTTAACTTTAGTCTTTAAAGAGATTGGTAAAGTTAGAGAAGAAATGGCTATGTTAGATATACCAGATGATGTAGATTTAAAACCTATATCAAAAGAATTAAAAAGATTAAGTGAAGAGTTAATTAAAATAGTATCTACTATTCCAAAGGTTGTAAATCTTGAACCTTTACTAAAAGCAATATCAGAACTAGAAAAGAATGTTGCTATTGCATTAAAAGAAAATGAATTACAAAATATTATGATAGAAGAGATAAAATTAAAAGCAGGTAACCCCTTATCTAATTAATAGTATCTACAATACTCCATACCAAAAGCCCTAGTTAATCTGGGGCTTTTTTTATTTTACCCTTTCAAACAGGGGCATAGTCGTCATGTATTACATGGTCTCTAAACTCATCTATTTCTTTTCGTTCTTCTTTACTCGTTAAACTTTTTCTACTTTCAAATAAAATAGGATTCTGGGGGGCGGGAACGTGTACTTTTTCTTTTGCAACCTCAATTTGTACTTCTTCATCTCTATTCCTGTGTCCATTTGATAACAGCGAATAAAAATCAGGATTAATTAATTGTAGATGCGATTTATCATCATAAACTACGACCCAAGTTCTAACATGAGTACCATGTGTTGTTGTTATTTCCCATTTTCTAAATTCATGTACAGCTTTTGCAGGTACAGTCCCTTTAGTTAAAAAGTAATTCATCTTACTACGAGTTAATGTTGTAATTTCACCGTCATCAAATTGTAATTCCCATACTTTATCTTCATGTACATGGGTTTCTGGATTGTCACCACCAGAATCATTTTGTACAATGTCATTTATAATTTTTGTCATCCTATATATCCTCTAACATCCTTAATATCTTGCTCAAATAAATTATCTATATATTTAATTGCATTCTCATACTTTATTGTATTTACATAATTATTGTTCCACTTATCCATGTGTTTACGAAACTCATCTGGAGGGCACTTCCATTTTTCATAAAAGAAATTACCTTTTGAATCGACACCAAAATATAGTAACTGTAAAACTGCTTCATATTTATTTGGTATTGTTTTTTCCACCATTTTTTTCACTTTCTATATCTGGCAAATTTCCTATTATTTGTATTAAATTATAAACCTCCACATAAGGTTTAGTACCCAAATATCTGAGTAAAATACTTAATTGGTCTGTAGTTATTTTTTTCATTTGTTCTCCTTATTTTTATTTATTTCTTTAATACGTTTGGCTGTTTCTCTACCCCTTCTATCTCCTTCTGATTCCTCTTTAGATTCCTTAAATTTAATTTCTCCTGCTATAGCACCATACGCCGCCATATCAACATAAGTATCTTTACTTACAGCACCTAATTTTGTTCGTGCTATTTTTAGTAAAGACATCATAATAGCAACATCATGGGCTTCAATTTTTATATCTAAATAAGCTGACCATAATTTTGCTATATTTTTATGGTTTTCTGTTTTGTCACCATAATCCTTATCCCTGTCTCCTTCTACAAGATTGTCTGCAATTTTTAAAAATTCAGATGTTTTCATTTCTCCCCTATTTTTTTTTCATTTTTAACCTCATATAGTCTATCTGTACGATTATTCCATCTTTTATGCCAAGCCCAATTACTTATTTTACTTCCATAATGCTCACATAAATAATAAAAATATCTTATCATTTTTTATTTTTTTTAAACTTGCGACCTACTATAAAAACAATAGAATTAATCACTGTATTAATTGTTACCATTGTTAAAATCCACCACTGCCAAAACTCTACACTCACTATACAGCAACATTCTCTTTTTCAAACAATTCATTTAAAGGTATTAATACACATTTAGATGCATTTCTGTCACCTACCATTTTGCTGTGTGTGGATTTATACTTTTCAACTAATCGTTTTAATCTAGGTACTTCAAAAACTAATTTACAATAATTATCTGTTCCTACAGATAATATGTGTATCCAAAAATCAGATTCTGTTTTATCAATACCACTTGCTTTACCATTACATTCATATTCTACAGCAATGTTACCTGTTTTTTTCCACCAATCTCTTTCTGTTTTTATTTCAATCTTTTTGTTATGAAACATATCGTGAACTTGCTGTTCTCTTAACTGTCCATACTGTAAGTCTAAATCAAATTTACTATTTTTCACTATACCCTCTCGGTCTAAATGGAATGACGTTACTGAATAAATCTTTTTTTGCGGTCTTTAATTTTTCTTGCAACATAGCTTCTTTTCCAATCTCAATTAAATCTTCTTGATGTTTAACGGACATTTCACATAATCCTCTCATCATAAAATATAATTCCCCAACGGGATTTTCCATTTTATCCACACACATTATGTTAAAATTATTATCTTTTACAGGAGACATTATAACATACATCCTGTTATTCGGTAGTACTATTTCTTCTTTTTCAACCATTTGTAACTTATTACTCCTCTGCATAATGCATATATTCGTGATATTATTTTAGCCATTCTTCTGGTATCCTGTTATCTGCGTATAAGAA